AATCGCTTTGTAGCCGAAAAGACCGATGTAGACGTTCGCCACTTCGATCTCCGCGATGGAGATCCGGTTCGGCGCGGTCGCCCAGCCGGACACGTCCCCCGAGTCGAAGAGGTAGCTGTTCGAGCTGTTGGCGGACGTGGCCGCAAGTGCCCACGCCGGCCGGCCGCGGAGCCCGGCCACCTCGATGTCGGCGAAGAACGCGGACACGGTACCCACGGAGTTCTGGGCGCCGATGTACGGGAAGAGCCGGCGACCGTTGCTGTCCTTCGCCGCCACCAGGGCCTTGTACAGGTCCACCTGGAGGAAAAAGTCCCGCATCGAGAAGCCGCCGCGGACGTACTGGAGCGGCGCCAGCTGCGAGGTGAGGGACTGCTCCAAGGCACCGTCCACCGCGGCGGTGGTGATGGTGATGGTGGTGGGCGCCAGGGCCTCCAGCGCGGTGACCGCGGACGCCTCCAGGCCCTCGAAGTACGCCTTGGTCATCTGGCGCCAGAGCAGGCCGGACAGCTGGGGGTTGCCGCCCTGGTCCCACGTCTCGCGCGAGACCTTGACCTTGCCGCTGACCGGCGTGGGTGTGATGGTCTGCGAGGTGGCCTGGAACGTGCCCAGCGAAGGCTCCGTGCCCTCCACGTGGGCGGCCACGAGGCCGGACGCGCTGGAGAACTTCGGCAGGACGAACGGCGTGGCGTCGCTGATCGTGCCCTTATCGATGCTGTTCCAGATGGGGTACTGGAACGACTTCTGGTCGACGTACAGGTCCGGCCGCTGGATCTGGGGGTTGAGGGCGGCCACGTCGGACTGGATGACGAATTCCTCGCGGGCGAACTGCTCCCGGACGAAGGTCTCCGCCCGCTCCAGCGCCGCCGGGTCGTGGTCCCGCAGACCCATGATGATGTCCGTCGAGAAGTCGTGCGAGCCCTTGACCAGATTGCCCTTGCGGTCGAACCGGTACGGGGCAGGCTCGTTCACCTGGACGCTGGCCGGCGTGCCGTGCCGGACCGGGTTCACGGTCGGACGCGCCTCCGCCTGGACGCCGAGGCCCAGGAGCTTCTGGAGGTGGCCGCCCTGGGCGAGCATGGTCAGTTGCGCGTCGGTGAGTCCGAACTGGGCAGGCTGCTCGCCGCCGTTCGCGGTCTGCGGCACGCCCATGATGGCGCGGAGCGCGTCCGGGTTGCGGAACAGGCGCTGGAGCTGGTCGTTACTCAGCTGGAGCGCCGGCTCCGGGTTCGCCGGAGGCGTGGGGTCGGGGGCCACACCGGTGTCCGGTGCGTCCGTGGTGACCGGATCGGCCATGGTGCGATCTCCCTCTTCTCGTCCCGCGGCCACTCTGGTCACGCGGGCATCGTCAAACGCTGGAACGGCTAGAACGCTGGTCTCCCGCCAGACGGCGCCACCCACGGACACCAGCAGCACGCCACGGTTGAGCGGGTCCGGTTCGGTCTTCAGGATGTCGACACCCACGGAGAGCCCGTCGCGCTTGCCGCCGGGTTCCGCTTCGGCGAGGGTGCGGGTCCCGTCCTCGTCATCGAAGATCTTGTACCGGGCGAACATGCCCTCCGGCGTGTCCTCGAAGAACGCCAGGCTGCCCTGGGGCTGGGCATTGTCATGGTCGCGCAGCATTTTGTTGCGGCGCAGGTCAGCCGGTGGGATCAGCGAACCCTGTTGGAAGCGATAGCGCTGGCCGCCCTTCCACGCAACCTTGTCCGGGCCGTAGGGAACCGCAATCCCTTCGATGATCCGGCGCTGCGCGTCCACGGTGGAGGTCATCGGGTGCGTGTCCACCGCGAACACCAGTTCGTCCGCATCGGCCGCCATGGCACGCCGGATCGGCACCACGTTGTCCGGGCGGGGTTGGGCAGGCTGGGCGGGAGCCGGAGTAGGCGCCATCTTGGCTCGCTGAGCAGGGGTCAACGCCGGGCGGCCTTCCTCGCGGCGGGCCTCGTCATCGGTCATCCACTGGCCGACGCCGGCCTTTTCATACACCGTGGCGCGCGTGAGCGGGTCCGCCTTGAGGTAGTCGTCCAGGTCGAACCACACGGCGTAGCCACGCTTCGTGATGTCCGGCATGGACAGTCGGTCCGTGATCGCGCGCATGAAGGGCGCCAGCACGTCATTGATACGGTCCTGCCGGCGGTCCACCCCGTTTTGGTAGGTCCGGGAGGTGGTGGACACGCCCAGGTCTTCCGGGTCAATCCCGGTGATGTTGGCCAGCTCCAGCGTGGTCTGTTTGATGAGCTCGGCGAGCTGGAGATCCGCCGGGGACAGCGTGTCCACGGTGTTGTACTCCAGCGCGTACGGGATGTACGCGGTGGAGCCCCGCTTGCGGGCCGCGCGCCAATCGGCCAGTACCTGCTTGATGGCGCCGTCCTCGGCCGGGTCCGCGCCCTCCCGGGGGCTGAAGTAGTCCAACGGCCGAGGGTTGTCCGCGTACAAGCTGGAGGTGGTGTCCAGCAGCACCGCCTTGCGGATCACGCGCCCGGCGGACTGGAGGATGCCACGCTTCGGCGAATCGAACCGGATCACTCGATCCGCGGTGATCGGCCGGCCCTCGAAGTAGATGGCAGCGTTGTGCGGGTCGTAGCCGTGCGGCAGGGGGTTCGGCCAGCGCCCGTCCGCCGGGGGCTGGAGCGAGACGTTGTGGAGGTCGAGGTGCTGGGCTCTGGTCGGGTACCCGTCCGCGCCGAACTCCAGGATTTCCATCCAGGAGATCGCGTCAAAGAACAGGTCCTCCAGGACCTGGGACCACACCACCACGTTGGGCACGTCCGGGTCGGTCTGCTCGAGCAGCGGAAGCCGCACCGGGAGAAGGTCCCGGTCCTTCTGGACCAGGGGGAGTGCGGCGATGCCACAGATCAGGTCCCGGGCCTTCAGGACCGCGGGGACAGACAGCGCCTCCGGGCGGCCGGCGCGGGGAAGCAGGCCACGGCCGTGCATCTCCAACAGGATGTCCGCGATGGGGCGTGGTGCCGGATCGGCTGCAAAGCCCAGCCATGATCCGATACGCCGCATGATCCCCATGGCGCGCAGTGTACATGCTCGCATAGGCATATGGACATGCCGGAGCATCCTAGGAGACTAGGACGGCACGCTTACCAAGTCTGTCTAGTCCTCAGACCAGATCAGCAGGCAACACCCGAACGGCGGACGCTCGTTGGGGCCCACACTGGTCTGGCCAGGCTTGATGAAGCGCATACGGCCCGGAAGGAATTCCGTCCGGAGTGGAGAGCCCAGCCGGTCCCGGAAAGGCTCAATGTGATCCTGCCACCAGCGCTGCTCGCACCGGTTAGCCGGCAGTAGCATCACGATCACTACGCCGTGCGCGCGGTGCTCGGCCCACGCTTTCGCCACCCATGCGCCAAGATTGCTGTATGGCGGGTTGCACCAAACAGCACCGCCGGTTGCCCATGACTGCACCAGCCCATCGTCCCGCCGGGTGTAGTAATCAGCGCACTTCGCATTGTGTGGCGCCGCGGCCACGTCAAGCGTGAAACCGAATCGCGCATGGAGCGGCCCAAACTCTGCTGGATGCGTGCCGCGGTCATCCACCTCGTCCAGAGCACCGCGCAGGTCCGTTTGCTGCGGATGGTTCTGGGCTTTGAACTTGACGAGACTCACCCGCGCCACCTCCGATGGGGTCCCGTCGATTTTATCAATTTCTTGGTATGTCTGTCTAGTCCTGGTCGGACACCACGATCAGGCGCTGCTCCCCCACCGGCGGAGGCAGGGTCCTGGCGTTGAACACCGCGCCGGCCATGGCGTACGCCGCATCGATATGGCCGGTGTCAGCACGGACGAACACCCAGACAGCACCGCGCTTCATGCGCTCGGCCTCGGAGATGTGCGCGTCCAGGAGCGGGTCACCGGAGTGCACAAAGGATCTGTTCCGGACCAGCTCCTCCAGGCCCATGCACGCCGCGGCAGTATCCCCCCGGATCGGCTCCACCGTGACACCCGGGATGCTCAGCTGGAGATCTGCGGCCAGCACCGCGGCCGGGCCCTGCGGAAACCAGCCCAGCTTCGGCGGGCGAATGCGTCCTAGCAGGCTAGGAAGCTCCAGACGCGCCCGGACCATGGAGTCCCACGAGCCGGCAATCTCGCCCCGGACCAACAGGTGACCAGGCTTGGCCGGGTCCTCCACCAGACCCGCCACCGCCAGGGTCACGTGACCACCGTCCGGGGACACATCCAGGCACGCACCCAGCCGGCGGCGCGCAGCGTCGAGGGTTCCGGGCTTGCGCTGGCGGAGCCACGCCCCGGGGTCGATGGCCGGATTCATGGTCTTGACTCGGATGCACAGCTTCTCGGTCTTGAATCCGGTGAGTCGCTCCCCACCGTCACGCACCGCGGACGCTGCCTCGACCTGGAGATCCTCCAAGGTCTTCCCGCCGTACCCGATCCGCGGGTTCGCCTGGAGGATGGCCGCCGGGTCCTCCGGGTCTGCGTCGTCCTCGGCGGACCAGGAGAACAGACCGATCCGCGGATCCCCAACGCCGGTCTCGATGAACGTGGTGGCGTCGCCGACCAGGGTGTTCAGCACTACGGACTTGTCGCTACCGGCGTTGCTCGTGCCAAAGATCTGCGAGTCCCAGTCGGATGCGGCGGGTTCGATCGCTTCCCACGCGGACCAGTCGTGATGCTGGCGGAGCTCATCCACGATCCCCTTGGAGATCGTGAGGGACCTGCCGCCCTCCTCATTGGCCGCCGCGATCTTGTACCGGGGACCCTGCTCATTGGGGATCACCTCGCCGGCGTCGTCATAGGCGTGGGCCCACATGGAGGTGTCCTGCGCGCCGGTCAGGTACCAGCGCTTCGGATCGTAGAGACCCTTGAAGGCGCTCGAGCGCGCGATGAGTTTGCGGGTCTTGTTCCAGGTCTCCTTGGCATACTCGAGCTTCGTGGATGTGCCCAGGATCAGCGGCGAATCCTCCACAAACATCCAGTACGCGGGCAGAATGACCACGATTTCGGTCTTGCCGTTCTGGCGGGCCACCAGCAGGATCACGATCTTGTATCGCGGCCGGCCGTCCTCCAGTAGCTCCCCGGCGTGGATGAGCGCCCATTCCTGCCAGGGCAGCGGCGGACGCTTGAGACGCTTCGTGGCGAAGTGGATCTGGCCGAACCCGGTCGAGGTGTCCGGCGTGAGTGGCCGGAGGGGCGGGGTCCAGAGCCTAGGCTCCGTCCTTCCCACCATTGACGAGGCGGAGACGCGCCGACTCTGCGCGTTCCTCGGCGAAGGGATGGGCGGGCTTGGCACGCTCCCTCTCTCCCTCCGTCAATGGTTTCGCGGTAGCCGGCAACGCCATATTAAGCGCTGTCAACACCTGGAGCAGTTTCGGACCGAGGTCCGACGCCACGGAGTGCTCCGCGAGGGCGGTCAGGATGGTCTCCTCCGCCTGCTCCACGCCGCGGGCCTCGGAAGGCGTCATGTTCGTGGTGGCCCGGAAGTCCGCGAACACCTTGCGTAGGTGGTTGATCGGGATGCGGTACTTCCCGGCCGGCGTGGGTTCGTCGAGGAGTCGCGCGTACCGGCGGGCCAGCGCCACCGCGGCGGCCGAGCGTTCCGGGAGTTCTGCCTGGTCAAGCGCCTGCTCCAGGGCATCGGACATGCTCACGGTGACTCCTGATCTTGACAGTAGGCGGAGTGGACCCTCCGGTCCAGTGAGAGAAAATGGCGCA